TCACCGCTGACAATCTCAGGAAGCTGAACGGCTTTGATGAACGGTTCAAGGACGGCAAAGGCTATGATGACGATTTCTTTCTGCATCAGATAAAGAAGTTGGGGCTTCAGATAGAGATAACCGCAGAGCCTTATGTCTTTCACCAGTGGCATTATTCTAATAGCTGGGGGAGCAAGTTAAATAAAGAGTTGTATGATAAACTCAGAACTACCGAGGATTACAGGGCAGTTCATATAATAAACCCCGACCTATGAATGCAATAATAGGAGCCGGGATCACGGGGCTTACAGCAGGGATGAAGAATGATGCTGTAATATTTGAAAAGAACAGTGAACCAGGAGGAGTTGCAAGGTCGTTCTGTTTTGATGGGTTTTGGTTTGACAATACGGTTCACTTTTTGCCAGAAACACCTGAAATAAACTCAGAGATTATTCCACTTGCTCCTGATGTTTTTAAAAAGACAAAACTGCAAGTATCTATTGATACCGGGGAAGAAATACTGAATTATCCTTTTCAGCTCAATCTTAACGGCCTCAAAAAAGAAGAAATAATAAACTGCATAGCTGATTATGTTAACGCACCGAAGGGGTTTGAAACCTATAAGGATTTTCTTCTCGCTTCTTTTGGGAAAACGATGTGTGAAAAGTTCTTTTTCCCCTATAATGAGAAGTCGTGGAAATATCCCTTAGACAAGATGGTTCCTTCCGGCCAGGTGTGGAATGTTGACAGACCGGATATAAAGAACATTCTGAAGGGTGCTTTTGATATTCAGATTGGAGGGTTCAATAATACGGGTTATTATCCTGTGCCGGATAAAGATTATTTTGGTAGGGGAATAGGGTTTTTATCCTATCTGATATTCAATGAAGCCAAATTAGAAAGTGAGGTATTATGGATAAAAGATCACAATCTTGTTTACAGGCAAAACAGTACAAACCAGGTTTTTAAGTTTGACAAGTTGCTTTCTACTATTCCGTTGCCCAGGCTGATTGGTCTGTGTGATTCCCCTGAGTCATTAAGGCACAAGGTTTTAAAGCTGAAGTGGACTAAGTTATATTCTGTTGCTATTTCGGTAGTGGGTGAGCGTCCTGACTTGGGGCATTACAGGTATTACTCAAGTCCTGAGATACCATTTAACAAAGTCACTTTTATGACTGAGTTTGACCCTTATTCTGCCCCCCCCTACGGTTACGGGCTATTAATTGAGGTTAAGGATGAAGAACCAGATTTAGAAAAAATAATCAAGTGCCTCAGAAAAGCCGGAGTCATAAAAGACAAGGATGTGATTGTCGGAAAAAGGTCATGGGTTGTTGACCCTGCTTATGTGATTTTCACCGAGGGTACGCAAAAGATAATAGAAGATTGCAGGGAGTGGCTTCTGGGGCAGGGGATTGATACTCTGGGAAGATATGGGACATGGGAATACTCCTCTATGGCTAAAAATATTAAAGACGGTTTGAGTTATGATTTTTCTTAGCCCGATGGTTTATAAAGTCCCCGGCGTTGATACGTTCTGGGAGTGGTTTGAAAGGAACTTTCAATGTTCGCATAATCTTGGTTCCTATCAGAAAGACGATTGGGTACTGAGGTATTCAACAAAGGGTTCGATCAATGCGAAACCGGGCAGATCAGTTGCCCTTTGCTGGGAGTTATTGCCGGAACTGAAAAAGGTTTTTAATACAACCGAATGGGATGCTTATATAAATCTAACCTACCAGTGTGCAGCTTCGTGTGATAGGATATTAATAACCTCAGAGTTTTCAAGGCCGTATTATGAGCCTTACGGGAAGGTGGATATTATGCCTATCGGGGTGGATACCGACCTGTTTAAGCCGATGAACAAAGAAGAAATGCGGAATAAATATGGCATACCGCAGGATAAGGAAGTTGGTTTTTGGTGCGGATCGACACATCCAATGAAGGGAATGCAGAATGTTCAGAAATATGCTGATGAGAATCCTAATATTTTCTGGGTTTTAGTGTGGTATAACGAAAGGGCGAATCTTCACCTAAAGGGTTGTGAGTTCTTCCAGGTTCCTCAATGGCATATGGCAGAGCTGATGAACTGTGCAGACTTCCAGTTATCGGCTTCAATACTCAGACCCTATTACATTGTGGAATATGAAGGTATGGCCTGTAATCTTCCGCAAAGAAAGATTCTGAATATTGAAAAAGACTTTGAGGCGGGGGATCATCCGAGGGACAGGATATTTGAGAAGCAATGGGACAGAAACACGGTTAAAAAGTTATGGGAGGAATATCTTACATGATAAGTATCGTCTGTCTTATCTATCAGTCACCTCATTATGCTGAGTTTGTATATGAGAGCGTTAAGGAGTTTACCCCCGAACTAAAGACAGGTGAGGCCAGGTTTTATTTCATTGCCAATGATCCTACGGATGAAGTGGTCAGGTTTCTTGAACAGAAAGCGTATCCGTATTTTGTAAAGATTAACCCTCATTACAGCGACAACGAGCGTTTTTCTATGGGTTATGCCTGTCATGAGTATAATGGCAGGGTTTATATGGGGTACAACTATGGGATTGAAATATCAGATGATCCGATTATTTGCTGGGTTAATTCAGATAACTATTTTTCCCCAGGCTGGCTTGCTAACCTGAAAAAAAGACTTACCAAAAAAACTATTGTGTCACCCCGCCTTATTCAGCCGACCTGGTTTAAGAACCCGATCAATGAGAAGTATTGCGAGATAATGAATTTCGGCACCGGTCTGAGGAATTTTAATAAGGCAGGTTTTCTTGAGGCTGTCGAAAGGATAAGCACAGACACCATATCGGAGGGCTGTGCTTTCTTCCCGGCTATGTGTTACAGGGAGAACGTTGTGAAAGCGGGTTATTTCCCTGAAGGTAATTTGCATGGTGGAGATTATAATATCATCAAAGAGACCGGAGATACTCATTTTTACAGGGCGTTGTCAGATATGGGGGTTAAACACATACAGGCCGATGATTCTATTGTCTATCATTTTAACGAGGGAGAGAAGTATCTGAAATGAAAATCTATGTGATGGGGAGCGGGGGGATGCTGGGAATGTATGTCTACGGTTATCTGAAAAGGAAATTTAAAGATGTAAGAGGTGTAACCCGTACTGAGGTCAATGCAGAGAGTTCAGATATTATTTCTCTTGATAACTTCTTTACAATAAACGGGGGAGTCCATTTGGGTGATTATATCATCAACTGCATGGGGCTAATAAAGCAGAAGATGACAGACAAAGATGTTGTTAAGGCTATTAAAATTAATTCTATATTCCCTTATGTCCTGAATGATTTTTGTAAGACGAAGTATGTGAACCTGATTCACATATCTACCGATTGCGTTTTTCAGGGGCATACGGGCAAGCATAAGGAAAATGATTCTCCTGAGCCTGAAGACATCTACGGTCAGACAAAATTAGCCGGGGAACCGGACTGTATGGTCATAAGGACTTCTATCATAGGGGAGGGAGTGTTTAAGGGTTCATTACTTGAATGGACAATAAGGCAAAAAACAATTAACGGGTTCACTAATCACGTTTGGAATGGAGTAACCTGTTTACAACTGGCAAAAGAGATTGAAGATATTATTTTGAAAGGGAAGCAGTGGAGAGGGCCGAGGCATTATTTCTCCTGGGATGTGACCAAAGATCAACTCGTGAGGGATATTGCAAAAGTATATGATAAAGACATAGCGATAACATCGGGCGAGGCTCCTGTTAGTATTGACAGAACACTTGATACCGAATATAAGGGGTTTTTTAATTCAGTCCCGGATATAATGACTCAGTTGGAGGAACAAAGACAATGGTCACTCACAGAGAAGTAACAGCCCTGACGGTCGTCTGCAATACTCCGCTGCTGATACAACGGATGTACGAAGCATTCCGTCACTTTCATTCTCTTATGAAGATGATAATAATTGATGGCTCAGACAAGGGCAACGCCTGTCAGAAAGTACTCAATAATATTTGCTGTGATGAAACAACAGTGTACCGCTTCAACAAAAACATAGGACACGCCAAAGGGCTGAACTTCGGAATATCGAAATGTGAAACGCCTTACGTGCTCATTATGGACAGCGACACTAAGATGATAAAGAGTCCAGTTAGAGAAATGGCGGGGCTTATGACTGATGATACTTACGGAGTGGGATGGGTGACTGAGGTAGGGAAAGACGGGTATGACTTTGGTACGTGGGCTTATCATAAGATACCCGTTAAGTACCTGCATCCTTATTTTGCTCTGATTAATATTGAGGAGTTCTACCGTCATCATCCTTTTGCCCATCATGGCGCTCCTGCTTATAAGGCTATGTTGGATCTTCATCTGAAAAGACAGAGTGGCAAGCTTATTAACTTTAGGGGGCTGACAGGGCATTCTAACGGAGCCGGTGCGAACTGGAAAGGACAACCAGCGGAATATATAGTTCACGACTTCGGGGGTACAAGGGAGGAAATGGTAAGAGAGGGTAGAAAAGAAATTGAGGGGAAATGGGAATTTTAAGATGGATAAAATAGGTGGAATATATATTATAAAATCAAAGATAAAGCCTGAGCGAATCTATATAGGTAGTTCTAATAATGTTATTGTAAGATGGTCAAATCATATAAATGAGTTAAAAAGAAACAAGCATCATTGTGGAAAGCTTCAAAATCATTTTAATAAGTATGGAGAAGACGATTTGGAATTTCGGCTGATTCTTATCTGTATAGAAGAAGACTTGATTAAGAATGAACAGTTATTTATTGACGGGTTTGAACCATATTTTAATATAAGAAAAATAGCGGAAAGCAATATTGGATTAAAATTCCGATGGTCTGAAGAAAGTAGAAGGAAATTTAGCAAGTCATTGTTGGGGAAAAAGAAAAAACCAAGAGGCCCCATGCCAGATCATATTAGGGAAAGATTTAAAGGAATAAATAAGGGGAGGAAGGCTTCTTTGGAAACCAAGAGAAAAATGAGCGAGGCACATATGGGCAATAAATACAACTTAGGCCATAAGGCAAGCGAGGAAACTCGAAAGAAATTAAGCAGAATACATAAAGGGAGAAAATGTTCAGAAGAAAGCAAAAAGAAAATGTCAGAGGTAGCAAAACAAAGATGGATTAAAAGAAAAGAAAAAGAGTCATGTCTTGTTTAAAGGTCATAGCAGTCAGTTATCGCAGACCGTACCATTTACGGGTACTTTGTGATTGTTTCAGGGTGCAGACTAATCCTAACTGGGAGCTTCATATAGTTCATGACGGGGCGTTCCCTGATGAAGACCTGGATATAATAACCGAAGAACCATTTGAAGATAAGAGAATCAAACTGTATAACTCTGTATCAAGATTACAGAACTATGGTCATCCGAATCGCAAGCAGATGCTCGACAGGATTGAAGCCGATAAAGATGATTTTATTTTGCTGACAAATGATGACAACTATTACACACCTAACTTTGTGGCACAGGTATTGTCGAATGCTACTAAGACGGTAGGATTGATATACTGGAACATGATCCACAACTATTATGCTTATGAAGTTCTTGATACAAAGCTGGATGTTAATAAAATTGATATGGGTTCATTTGCAGTAAGGGCTGATGTGGCTAAGACTGTCGGGTTTAATAGTATGAGATATGAGGCTGACGGCATTTACTGCGTGGATTGCAGGAGATATTGCGAGAGCAAAGGGATACGGACATTGAAGATAAAAGGGGTTTTATTTATACATAATTGAAATGGCAAGGCCAAAAGTAAAAACAGATGTTCTGCAAAAAGGCTGGCAAGAAGCTGTCTTGGCTTTATATGCAGAGGGTGGTTCTGATGTTGAAGCGAGGGTATTACTGGCAGACATAAGAACGGATGTTGACACATTCTCAGATGATCTTTGGGAGAGATTGCTGAAGGAAGATGAAGAGTTTTCCCGAACCATAAAAAAGGGGAGAAAACTTTCTGAAACTTGGTGGGTAGAAGCAGGGCGTAAAAACTTACAGAATCAGAAGTTCAATTATACTGGCTGGTATATGAACATGAAGAACCGTTTCGGATGGGCAGACTCTCAGAAGATACAGCACTCAGGCAATACGGTTATCTATATCGATAAGGCATTTGACGGGGTATGAGTTTTGTCCTGACAAAGAAACAACGTGAGGCACTTGAACTGCTTAAACAACCTGCCAAATATACACTACTCTATGGTGGCAGTCGTTCGGGCAAGTCATTTATACTTATTGCAACAATCATCAAGAGGGCATTAGTCGCTCCCGGATCACGTCATCTTATTGTAAGGTTTGCATTCAACCACGCCAAACAGTCCCTTTGGAACGATACAATACCAAAATGTATCAAACTCTGCTATCCAAATCTAATCTACACGCAAAATAAAAGCGATTGGTTCATAGAACTTGATAACGGCAGTCAGATATGGCTTGGTGGTTTGGACGACAAGGAACGCACGGAAAAAGTATTAGGTAATGAATATGCGACTATCTTCATTAACGAAGCATCGCAGGTAAGCTACGCCAGCTATTCCATTCTCCTGACGAGGCTTGCACAGAAGACGGAACTGACAAACCGTATCTACTGCGACTGTAACCCTCCCTCAACCCAGCACTGGACTTATAAGCTATTTATTCAGCACGTCAACCCTGATTCAAATGAGGCATTAGACGGGAAGTACTATTCCCACATGAGGATGAACCCTGATGATAACTTAGAGAACCTCCCTGAAGACTATATCGAATCGGTACTTAATACCCTATCCTACCGCCAGCAGAAAAGGTTCCGCTTTGGGGAGTTTCTTGATGACATTGAGGGAGCTTTGTGGACTTACGACATGATTGATAAGTACAGGGTTCAGGCAGTACCGCTTGACGACAGGGGAGAACCGGCACTCAGGACAGTGGTAACAGCTATCGATCCTTCAGGCACATCAACGCAGTCATCAGATGAGGCGGGGATAGTGACGGCAGGGATAGGCTTTGACGGGCATTACTACGTTCTTGATGATGTGTCGGCTATTATGTCGCCTAACCAATGGGCTACATACGGGATACGCAACCTTTATAAGTGGGAGGGAGATCATATAGTCGCTGAGACTAACCAGGGGTGGGACATGGTCAAGGCTGTTATTCATAACATAGACAAGACGGTAAGGGTTATTGACGTGGTGGCGAAGAAGAATAAGTTTGCGAGAGCCGAACCTGTTGTCGGGTTATATGAGAGGGGGTTTGTTCACCATGTAG